CCCTGCTACATCAGGGGTTAGATTTTCTACACGCATACCATGAGCCGTATAAATCTTTAACAGACGTTCAAAGATAAATCCATCATGCCATTCACGGTATGATACAACTTCTCCACAATCATAACAACCACGAAGGTCAGCAATCATATAAATAGGAGCTTCCATATTAAGATTAAAACCAATGAAGGAAGTCTCACTGTAGTCTACATCTTTACGACCTAGATGGACTAGCTCTGCCTTTTCTGGGAGAAGTGCTGACACCTTCTCTAGAGTGAGAGGCTTGGTCGTTACAGTATCTGCATCTATCCAACACATCCAACCAGCCTGTGCGTCTTTGTCAGCTAGTTCTAGAGCATATTCAGTTAGAGCGTAGACCTTGTGACACCACTTAACAGCATCCATACGCCAATTATAAGCTACCTGACCATCAGCAGTACCGTCGTAAGCCTTCATACGTTCGCGATATGAAAGCATATCTTTTACTTCATTGAGATTACGATATTCAATATTAGATGCTTGTGGAAAAGAAGATACAAGTTCTTCTTTGCAGTCGTGATAGTAAGCTACTAGCTTTAGGTCTGGATGCCACTGTTCTTTAACAGATAGAAGCATCTTCTCTGCATAGCGACCATAGCCATCAGCACTAAATGAAGTTACAAAATTAACAACCATTAAATTTAGTTTCCTTTCTACCATGATTTTCATGGAAATTATACTTTATATTTGCTGCTGCTCTTGCTGCAATAGCTTCTTCTTTATTTTTAAATAAACCGAGGTTTTTATATTTCCCATTGATCGTAATATTAGCTACGTAGCCCTGTTTGCTCTTGTCAAAGCAAACACCAATAGTGCCACTGGTGTTATTCTTATATATTTTCTTATTACGTGCGTTCTCTGTAATACTAACATCACGAAGATTTGTTAAACGATTATCCTTCTTATTACCATTGATGTGATCAATATGATATTCAGGCCAAGACCCATAAGTAAGCAACCAAGCAATACGGTGAGCGTAATATCTTTTTCCATTTATTTCTAGGCGATGATAGTGTTCAATGCCTCCCCATCCTGCTTCGTTACCAGCTTTTGCTGAATCTTTGTTAAGCTTCCAAAATATCTTTCCTGTCTCAGCATCGTATCTTAGATATTTTTTTATATCTGGATCAATATACATAGCTAATATCCTATTTTTACTTTAATTACTTATCATAAAACGATAAAAATTTGTCCACTCTTTAGCATACTCAGCATCTATATCTCTTTTAGGTTTCCAATCAGGATAGACAGGACCGCCAGTTGTAAAGTGTACATTTTTAGGATTGATCTCTTCATCTGAATCTCCGTCTAGCCAGTTCCACTCTAAAGGGATATTTCCTATAGGATAAATGTCCATCCATTCAAAAGCATGTAACCAACTTCCCGACTTTGTATTTACGTCAGATATAGTAAGTTCTTTAACCCAAGGATGATCACAGTTCCACAGGACAAAAGAAGACCAATTTTTTCTATGGTAAATAGTTTGAACCTGACCATCCATCTTAGTTGTTTCTGTAGGAGTATGATTATGTTGTACGCAGCTAATAGCTTTATCTTTGTCTGTTCCGTAGACATCAAAGATTTCTGTGATATCAGAACGTACAAACATATCAGCATCCATAAAGAGTGCTAGACCTGACATCTGATTTAGGAAGGGAACTAAGAACCTAGTGAAGCTAAATTCTGTGGAGAAAGGTTTGTTATCAAAAGTATCTACACGATTACCTTGTAAGTCTATTTCAGGACTACGCCAATATAATCCAGCGCGTCTCACTTCTTTTTGTACGATAGGAACAATGTTATAGGTATGAGTAGTATTTAACCTAATAGATTTATCAAGAACTTTTACGTAGTCATACTCACGAGGATCATAACCAATATAAATTGTTGGTAGTTTATTGATGTGCATTTAAAGGAAATACTCTTATTATTATTATTTCCTATATTATAAATACTCTTTTTATAGAAGTCAACAACTTTTTTATCTAAATCGTGGTCCTCTAAACCAGCAGACTAAGGAGTACCTATTACCTTTAGTTACAGGTTTAACTCTGTGATGCAGAAAAGAAGGGAAGACAAGAACTGTTCCTACTCCTTTAGCTTTGAGAATTGTTCTGTGTCTTTTACGAATATGAGGAGCGCACCATTTCTCAATCTGAAACTCACCACCTTCATAATCTTTATTTAAATTAACAGCTACAGTAATCTTTCTAAAAGACTCATCTGTAGGTTGCTCTACTCCCATGTCTACATGCCAATCATAAAACTCTTCAGGTTCATAAGAAGATACTTGAGGTATCTCATGGCTATCTACATCAAAGAACCAACCAGCTTCTACATTAGCTTTCTCAGCATATAAACTAAGTATTTCAATGATTTCTGGATTATTAAACCATTTAATCTTATTAGAACGATATGAAGAATCTTCTACATTTTCACCTTCTTTATAAACATCTGCTTTTGAAAATTCTGTCTTAGTTATACCAACTATACCTTTACATAATTCTTCTGGGAGTTGATGTTCATAAATTCTATATGGAAGTAAATTAAGCATTCTTCTTTCTTGTTGGTTTCTTCTTTTTTTTGTTAAGTCTGTTTTTCTTTACTGACTTATCGGGATTACGATCAAAGGAACTATTCTGGCTCTTGGTGGTAATTCTAATATTAGATTTCTTATTAGAACCGCCCTTACTGAGAGGCTTAATGTGATCAAGTTCTTTACCATCACCTACCCGTACACGACCCTCTCGTATAGCTTTTCTACGCGCTTTGTTTCTTGCGACACGTTTAGCTATATTCTTAGGTTTACTTTTAGTAACTTTATTTTCTCTTTTATAATCTCTTGTTGACAAGATACTCTCCCTATTATTTTATGCACTTTTTTTCCAAACGTCTGACCAGTTACCTTGTAAAGCACCTTTAGCGTAATCAGTAGCTCTATTTTCAAAGAAGTTAGTGTGCGTAGGTGCGTTAATCATAGTCTCTACCCAAGGTAGGGGATTATTTTTTACTTTGTAAATTCCTTTTAGACCCATAGAGATAAGACGACGATCTGCAATGTATCTAATGTATTCCTTTACTTCATAATCTCTTAGCCCCTCAACCTTACCCATCTTAAAAGCAAGGTCTACAAACTTATCTTCTAACTCTACCATGTCAGTCGCTGTAGAGTATATCTCTCCTTTTGTTTTGTCATTCCATATGTCACGGTTCTCTTCAACATATGCACGAAACAACTGGATCATACCTTCAGCGTGTTGTGTTTCATCTACGATAGACCACGTAACGATCTGTCCCATACCCTTCATTTTACCATGACGGGGAAAGTTTAACAACATAATGAAGGAGGAGAATAGTGCAAGACCCTCAGTAAATGCAGAGATAGCTGCGATCTTTAGAGGTACTGAAGCATCACCAGAGAGTTTGTCATGGAAGTACTCATGCTTATTCTGCATTGCCTCATACTCTAAGAACTCATTGTATGTAGTATCAGGCATACCTAGAGACTCAATAAGGTGTGAGTAAGCAGCTACGTGGAGTGCTTCACGAGCAGCAAAGCTCGTAAGCATCATTCGTACTTCTGGTTGAGGAAATAGTGGAAGATACTTGTTTACATAACCACCAGCTACATCAATATCTGACTGAGTGAAGAAACGAAAGATATTAGTAAGAAAGTACTTTTCTTCTGTAGATAGATTAGTCTTCCAATCTTTTACATCTTCCAACATTGGAACTTCTGTATGTAACCAATGAGACTGCTCATGCTTCAGCCATGCATCATAAGCCCAAGGATAATGGAAAGGTTTGAAGTAGTTACGTTCGTCTTGTAGTTTAAGTTTATTAGTCATTTAACCCTCACAAGCTAGACATTCTTCACCAGAGGCTAGTGCCTCCATATCAATCTCTTGAATGATCTGCCTCTCAATCTTACGAGAGACACGATCAGCTTTACCAATCTTTTCTGAGCGGCAATAGTACATAGTCTTCAGTCCTTTCTTCCAAGCCATGAAGTGTACAGCATGTAGGTAGCTGATGTCAACGTCAGGACGAAAGAAGATGTTAAGTGACTGTGCTTGATCAATATACTGTTGACGATCTGCTGCATGTTCAATCACCCACCGTTGGTCGATTTCCATTGAGGTTTTGAAAACTTCTTTCTCAATATCCGTAAGACAACGAAGATGCTGTACAGAACCATCATTGGCAATAACAGAAGACCAGATTTTATCGTAGTTGAGTTTAGTATCTTCATTGCATTTTTCCTTGATAAGCTTGTCTAAGAACTTATTCTTGTTTAGAAAAGCACCACTAATCGTATCTTGACGGTAGGCGTTAGCTCTCCAAGGTTCGATTGAAGGGGAGGTGTTTCCCATAATGATTGAAGAAGAAGCATTTGGTGCGATTGCCATAACGTGACTACAACGTAGTCCTGTTCCGTATGCATCAGGTGCTTCGCCTCTTTCTTCTCCCAAATTTCTATTGGCTGCATCAAGCTCTGTTCTGATGTGCTTGAACATACGCATGTTGAGTGACTTTGCAATGGCTGACTCAAATGGCACACCTTTGCTTTGCAGATAGGCATGAAAACCCAATGCTCCAACACCAACCGATCTTTCTCGCATGGCTGAGTACTTAGCACGGCTGATGGTATCAGGAGCATTATCAATAAAAGTCTGTAGAACATTATCTAACATCTCCAATACATCAGAAAGAAACTGCTTGTCCTTAGACCACTGATCAAAATACTCAAGGTTTACAGAAGATAAACAACATACTGCTGTACGATCTGCTGATGTAGGTAGAATGATCTCAGAGCAAAGATTAGACTGATGTACCTTCAGACCTTTCTGCTTTAGCCATACTGGTAGTTGTTCATTAGAACGATCAATGAAGTGTAGATATGGTTCACCTGTCTGCATACGCATCTCAAGAATACGTTGCCATAGTTCTTTAGCTGATACTACATCATATACTTTCTTTGAATGAGGATCACGTAACTCCCAACTATCATCAGCATTATCATCTGTCATGCACGTTTCTATGAGTGACATAAATTCATCGCTGATGTTAATGCCGTGATGCATATTTAAACAACGAGTATTCTGATCACCAGTAGGCTTACGCATTTCAAGAAAGACCAGAATGTCTGGATGATCTATGTCGAGGTATGCTGCATAAGAACCTCTACGTGTCTTACCCTGTCGATACGCAAGAGAAGAAGCGTCATACATTTTAAGGTGAGGCATAACACCAGTAGACTTATCATCTGATGACCGTATGCCAAAGCCTATACCAACTCCACCACCTAACATAGACAGCCAATTAGTTTCAGAAAGATTATCTACTAATCCTTCTGCACTGTCATGTATATAATTTAAGTAACAAGAAATAGGAAGTCCACGAGAAGACTTACCATAGGATAAGATTGGTGTAGAGTAGGATAGCCAATGTTTAGATGCATAGTCATAAAGACGTTGAGCATGTTCAGGATTAGAAGAGAATGACTTAGAGACATAAGCTAGTCTTTCCTGCGGAGAAAGCTCATGGTCCATCATGTATGATTCTTTAAGCCTTGCTATACCTAACTCGTCAAACAGCCCGTCTCTCTCTGGTAGCATAGTAATGTTTAAGCTAGGTGTTTGCACACTTATTCTCCCTGATTTTGATCGTGAACGTGAAGCATAATGATAGCATAATGCAGTATCTTCAGCAAGTCTTTACGGTTCTTTCCCTCCTTCTTTCCGTACCGTTTCCAATACTTTTGGATGTTACCCATGCAAAAACCTTCACCATAACCTGCGTCTGTTATAGTATCTGTTGCTTGGTATTTAGACTGACTGTAGTGTTCATTATAGGTGGATATAATATACTTAGATAACTCATTGAGATACTTATCTTCTTTAAATTTGTAATCTTTCACAGTAGTTATTCCTTTACGAGCTTCTCGCATTTTATTAATAAGTTCTTTATCTCTATCTATAGAGCCATACATATAAATATTATCCCAAGTTTTACTCATAGTTCAATACCGTGTTAATTCGTTTACGTATATACTTAATCTCTTTAGAACGCAATATTTTAAATGCAAAATTTCTCATATCAACAGGAGATATTCCTGCTAAGTCACAGATGTCTACAAAGTCTTCTGAAGTAACACCAATAGAAGCAAAGAACCACGCTTGAGCAGATCGTCTAGCTAGTTTCTCTTCTTCAGGTTCTCTACTTGTTTCTGGCTTTGTTGCGTCTAGGAGTGCCTGTAGGACTACGCTTAGGAACAGAACTCTTTCTGGATTTTCTTTGTTCTGAGTTTCTAGAAGATGTTCTACGTTTATCAGAAATGTTTCTTCCTGATGATTTTCCTTTTGGTTTTTCATTAGCCCATTCTTCAATTATTTGATGGTCTGAGTTCTTACAGAACAGAAAATCATTTTTAATACACCAATCTGCATAAGACGACTTAGCTCCTTTGTTTAGTTTGCCATTAGGGTTATCAAAGACAAATCGAATATCTATATCTGGATGATGTTTACGAATGAAAAGGTGTTTCTTTCTGTCTTCTAGTTTAAATCTTCCTTTTACTTCTAATAAGATACCATTAGGTAAAAGAAAATCTGGAAGATATTTTTTATATTCTAACCAAGTATATTCAATGTAATGAGGCTCAAAAGAAAAAGGAACATTAATACTTTCTAAAAGA